CTGATGAAGCTGGTTATAACGAAATACTATCGTTCGCAAAGGATAATGTATAATGCCTAGTGTAATTAAAGTTAAAGGTACTGAAGCTTCTATAACAGCTGCTGATAATATTGGTACAGCAACTCTCGTTAGATTATATAACGCGACTACATCAGGTATACTTATTACTCATAAGAATGTTGGTGGAGATGTTCTTGGTACATTTACAGCAGGTCCTGGGCAAGCATTTTGTAAGAAAGATCCTACAGATACCTTAACCGCCGCTTCTGCAGTATTAATGGTTGGTGTTGCTCATTATACTTAGTTGTATAAATACATTTACAAGGAAACAATTATGAATTTAATAACAGAACATCTTGAAGAACTCGAGGTAATTACCGAAGCTAAAGAAGGCGGCGGTAAGAATTACTATATCGAAGGTATCTTCATGCAAGGCGATATTAAAAATCGCAATGGAAGAATTTATCCTAGCGCAACTTTAGAAACTGAGATGGCTCGATACAATAAAGAGTTCATTCAAACTAAACGTGCACTTGGAGAATTAGGGCATCCTGATGGTCCTCAGATCAATGGCGATCGCGTTTCGCATCTTATAACTGAAATGCGTCGTGAAGGAAACGATTTCTACGGCAAGGCTAAAATCCTTGGTACCCCTATGGGTGAAATTGTAAAAAGCTTATTGGATGAAGGCGTTAAGATTGGAGTTTCGACTCGCGGTCTTGGTTCGGTCAAGGCAGGTAAAGATGGTGTAATGGAAGTACAGAAAGATTTCCACCTCTCTACTGTTGATATTGTTACCGATCCGTCTGCACCAAATGCGTTTGTAAATGGTATCATGGAAAACGTAGAGTATTATTACGATATAGCTTCAGGTAATTGGCAAGCCACTCAAATGGTTGAGGAAATTGCTAAGATTGCCGAGAAAAAGTATAATCGTATAACTAAGACTATTGACGAAGTAACGGCCGCGAAAATGTTTGAATCATTCGTCCGTTCTTTGAGAAACTAAACTTTTATAAATAAAACAGTTAATTAAATATAAAACCAATATTTGTTAATAACAAATTAAAAAGGAGAATAACATGGCAGACGCAAAATTCGTTTCCGACGATGGTGTTTCAACCGTTCCTACCCCTGTAACACCAGAAGGTGGAGAAGGTAAAAAGGACAAATTAAAGAAGACCAAAACTGATGAGCCTAAAGGCGCTGGCGAAGCAATTAAAACCCCAGCAACTGAAGACGTAGCAGTAGAAGATGTAGAGACTATTGAAGAAGTAGTTATCGAGTCTTCAATTGAGTCAATCATCGAAGGTGAAGATTTATCAGAAGATTTCAAATCCAAAATCACTTTGGTTTTTGAAGCTGCGCTGAATGAAGAAGTAAGCAAAAGAGAAGAAACAATTCGTGAAGAATTGACAGCTTCTTTAGATGCTACTTTGGAAGAAGCAGTAACCGAGAAGCTAGATACTATTTCAGAGAATGTTGATAAGTATCTTGATTACGTTGTTACTGAATGGATGGGCGAGAATGAAATCGCAATCGAAGCCGGTATTAAGGTTGAGATGGCAGAATCATTAATGTCTGGTCTAAAGAACTTATTCGTGGAACATAACGTTGCCGTTTCTGAAGAAACTGTTGATGTTGTTGAATCACTAGAAGGACAAGTATCTGACTTGGAAGATAAAGCTAATGGTCTAGTAAATGAGAACATTGACTTGCAGAAAGAAATTGCATCTTTCAAAGCAGCGAAAGTATTTGACGGTCTCTCAGAAGGTTTATCTGAAAATCAGGTAGAACGTTTGAGAACATTGTCTGAGAAACTTGATGTTGAAGACGTTCCTGCTTATGCAGAGAATCTTCAGGTAATTAAGGAGTCGTTCTTCAGCGACAAAGTTATTGTTGAGAAACATGACGTTCAAGCTGAGACTGACGAAATTATTCTAGAAGAACAGGAAGTAACCAAACCAACTTCTGATTACACTTCTATTAATGCTCTTGTTGAGGCGTTCGACACAAGAAAGAATAATTAATTCTGGTTTTGAAACTTAAACTTAATTTAAAAATTAATTCATTTATCAAAGGAGATAGATATGAATAACTATCAAAAACTTGTGGAAAAGTGGAGCCCTATCCTAGAGCATGCATCTTTTGCACCAATTACTGACAAGCATAAGAAAGCTGTAACAGCTACTATTCTTGAGAACACAGAACGTGCCCTCGCTGAAACTGGCGACCTTTCTGCTAACATGACAAGCTTGCTTTCTGAATCACCTACTAACGATGCTGGTACTGGCGGCTTCGGTGGCGGTTCTGCTGCTGCTGGTCCTACTGCTGGTTACGATCCAATCCTAATCAGTCTTGTAAGACGTGCTGTTCCTAACATGATTGCTTATGACATCTGTGGCGTACAGCCAATGACTGGACCTACTGGTCTGATCTTTGCTATGCGTGCTCGCATGGGTACTCAAGGTGGAGCTGAAGCATTTTACGGCGAAGCTGATACTTCTGCATCTGGTGCAGGTACTCACGCTAATACAATTCCTAACGCTAACCCTGCACTTGTTACTTCAGGTACTGGTATGGACACAGGCGCTGCTGAAGCATTAGGCGAAGCTGGAACACCTTATGGCGAAATGGCCTTCTCAATTGAGAAAGTAACTGTTTCTGCTAAGACTCGTGCTTTGAAAGCTGAGTACACTACTGAGCTTGCTCAAGATCTTAAAGCTGTACACGGACTTGACGCAGAGACTGAATTGGCTAACATCCTTCAAACTGAGATCCTAACCGAAATCAACCGTGAAGTAGTTCGTACAATTTATCTTACTGCTGAAACTGGTGCTACAAACACTGCTGCTGCTGGCGTATTCGACTTAGATGTTGATGCTAACGGTCGTTGGTCTGTTGAGAAGTTCAAAGGTCTTATGTTCCAAATCGAGCAAGAAGCTAACGCAATTGCTAAAGGAACTCGTCGTGGTAAAGGTAACATCGTTATCTGTTCTTCTGACGTTGCTTCTGCCCTTCAAATGGCTGGTGTATTAGATTATACTCCTGCTCTTAACAGCAACACTCTAGAAGTTGATGATACAGGCAATACTTTTGCTGGTGTTCTTAACGGTAGATTCCGTGTTTATGTTGACCCATTTGCCGGTGGAAACTACTTGGTAGTTGGCTACAAAGGTACTTCTGCATTCGATGCTGGTATCTTCTATTGCCCATATGTTCCATTACAAATGGTTCGTGCTGTTGGCGAGAATACTTTCCAACCGAAAATTGGCTTCAAAACGCGTTATGGGATGGTTTCTAATCCTTTCGCTGATGGAACCGCTGCTGCAACTGCAGGCGCACTTACAAGTAATACTAACAAGTACTACCGTAAAGTCCGCATCTCAAACTTGTTCTAAGTCTGATTTGTAGTTCAAATAATAAGAAGCTAGTTTAACTAGACATCTTTTGAGGGATCCGCAAGGGTCCCTTTTTTTGTCTTGAATAAATGATAAATAGAAATAGATTAAACAACATGAGAAACTATTGAATGCCAACGTATAACTATGAATGTAAGAAGTGTGAATCTAAACTAGAAATCATGCAAAAGATAACTGCAGATCCATTAACAACATGCCCTGAGTGTAAAGAAGACGAACTAAAGAAAGTATTCGTAGCTGGGAGTGGTGGATTTCAATTGAAAGGTAAAGGCTGGTTTAAGTCTGGTGGTTATTAGTTCTTTTATATTTTTTACTAAAGTATGATCTTAGAATAAAGATACGCGTATAAGCAATAACTGTCATGATTAGAGTGATTGTAGTGCCTATATAAAGAGGATTAGTTACTCCATATAGTTCTATCAGTATATAAAGTAACACAAGATTGAGTGGGTAGTTGATGACCAGACCTGTACTAACTTGCGTTGCTACTTCTTTGTGGATTTGTATTGTTTCTTTTTTCATATTAGCATTGAACCTAGTTCGTAACCGAGTTCCTTATAGTTTTCTCTTGGTCCTCTAACAAAACCTCGTTTTCCTGTTTCCCAATTCTGTGCTTCCATCGTGAGCATACCACCCCACTTAATATTAGATATACTACCAATGGGAGTTTGGCAATTTCCATCTATTCGTTCTAACATATACCTTTCAGCCATTGCACAATACCAAGTATCTGAATGATTCTTAGATCTTATTTCATCTACGATATTATGTTCTCTTACTGTTATCGGTCTAACAGTTTGAATAGCAATCACGCCTTGCCCAGGAGCAGGCATCATCTCATCTATATCAAATAATCGAGTTATCTTATCTGTATAACCTAATTCCTGAACACCAGCCACTGCTAACACAATCGCGTCATACTTTCCAGCCTCCTGTTTAGCAATTCGAGTATCTATATTACCTCTTATTGGAATGATCTTAGAAAGAGGATAGAGATCTTTTAACTGTGCTATTCTTCGAGGACTGCTAGTACCTATTGTCTTCGGATCTACATGATTACCTATAAGACAATCATGGTA